ATTTAATAAAAGATTTCTTAACAAAGAACAAATTTTAAAAAATCAACATCATATAATTGAGTATCTTCAAGCAGATGCACTTTTTATAACGGATAAGTTTTCTGAAGAAGTTTACAGATTATTCAAGGATGGGGCAAATGAAAAAACAATAATTGAATATATAAATAAAAATAAATGAAAGTAACCTTAGAATATGTATGGTTAGATGGATATACTCCAGAACCAAACCTTAGAAGTAAAGTAAAAGTTGAAGAAATTAATACAAATGTGAATGAGTTCAAATTTCCAGAATGGAGTTTCGATGGGTCATCAACAAATCAAGCAAACACAGAAAATTCAGATAAAATATTAAAACCTATAAGATATTATACTCAAAAATCTTTTCCTTTAGAAAATAGCAGGGTATATGTTTTATGTGAAGTATTAAATTCAGACGGCACACCCGACGAATCAAACATTAGGTCAAAAGTTGAAAACCAAGAAGATTTGTGGTTTGGTTTTGAACAAGAATATTTTATTAAAAATTCAAAAACAAATAATATCTTAGGCCACGAAACCCCACATTTAGAACCCCAAGGAAAATATTATTGTGGAGTTGGACATAATGTTGTTGGAAGGGGTTTTGCTGAGGAACACATGGCGTTATGTTTAATGTATGGTATGGAAATAACAGGTATTAATGCTGAAGTCGCATTAGGACAATGGGAATACCAAGTTTTTTCTAAAGGAAGTTTGAAGGCTGCCGATGATTTATGGATGACAAGATATTTTTTACATAGACTTTCAGAAAAGTACAACTATGAAATAATTTTACACCCAAAACCAATTAAAGGTGATTGGAATGGTTCAGGGATGCATACCAATTTTTCAAATGAAAGAATGAGAACACTTGGTGGTTATGAATATTTTCAAGCAATTTTCAATACATTTGGTTCAAGACATCATGACCATATTAAAAATTACGGTTCCGAAAATAATTTGAGACTTACAGGAAAACACGAAACACAATCAATTGAAAAATATAGTTATGGTATTGGTGATAGAGGGGCATCAATTAGAATCCCAAAATCAACCGCCGAAAATTGGAAAGGGTATATTGAAGATAGAAGACCGGCATCTAACGCTGATTCATATAAAGTTGTTTTAGAAATTATAAAATCACTTAAAAGTACAGAAACATTAATGGAGATTACCATGAAAATGAATACCAAAATAAACGTAGATGAACTGAGCGGTAAATACGGAACAGTTACAAATGAAGAGTTGTTAAAAGAATACAGAGAAGAGGAATAATGGTTAATGGATGGGCGTTATTAGTGGAGATAGTTTTTGGTTTTTTAGCCCAAATTGGAACATTCTTCCAACTTCAAGGACCTTTTAAATATGAATGGATAAAAAATAATTATTGGTTAACAGTAATGATGGGTATACCAATATCTATGTTATTTATTTATTCTGTAAAAAATATGATAATAGCGTTTAATGGTCAAATGTGGCCTTCAAGGTTGATTGGGTTTAGTGTTGGAGCAGTTGTTTTTACATGGTTAAGTTGGTTAATTTTTAAAGAACCACTAACACTTAAAACCATAGTTTGTTTAATTTTAGCAATAGGAATTTTAATAATACAATTATTTTGGAAATAGAATGGAAAATAAAGAACAGGTAAACCATCCAGAACATTATGGAGGTTCAGAAAACACATACGAAGCAATCAAAGTTATTGATGCTTGGGATTTGGGATTTAGTTTAGGAAATACAGTAAAATATATATCACGTGCAGGAAAAAAAAGAAAAGATAAAGAACTTGAAGACCTCAGAAAGGCTCTTTGGTACCTCCAACACCACATCGAAACGCTTGAAAAAGAAAACAGGTTTTGATAAAGAAATAAATGTTTGGGACGCTCTTACAACACCAAACGAATTATTAAGAGAAACCCTTATAAATTTTATGTGGGGATTTTTAGGTAATTCAATAGTAGTTTTTGCGGCAAAAGAACTGGACTTTATGGTTTTAATTAACTATATTGTTTATTACGTATTGATTTCTTACATTGTTAATAGAAAAAAATATGAAACCATGTTAGGTAAATTTGTTGTCCTACCTGGTTCGGCGGCGGCAGGGGCATTTACAGGATATAAATTAGCACAAATAATAGCAGAATTGGTATGAAAATTAAAAAAAAACATAGAAAGAAGATATAGAATTATTGCGGGATGTATAATTTTATTTTGGTTAATGATGACAAGGGTTTTAGTTAGTGAAGTAATAAAAATGATATTTTAAAATGATAGAAACAGGAAGAATAATTAATGGAGATTGTATTGAGGTAATGAAGACATTACCAGAAGGGTGTATTGATTTGGTTGTTACAAGTCCACCATATGGTGTGGGAATTGATTATGACGTACATGAAGATGATGTTGAGTTCACAGAGTATGTTGAATTTGCTAAGTCTTGGTTGTCTGAAACATATAGATTATTAAAAGACGATGGACGTATCGCTTTGAACATTCCCTATGAAATCAACAGACAAAAAAAAGGTGGACGTATTTTCTTTGTTTCTGAAATGTGGCAGATTATGAAAGAAATCGGTTTTGGTTTCTTTGGTATTGTCGACCTTGAAGAACAATCACCACATAGAAGTAAAACTACCGCTTGGGGTTCTTGGATGAGCCCATCATCACCTTATATCTACAACCCAAAAGAGTGTGTTATTTTAGCATATAAAAAACATCATATTAAAAAAGTTAAAGGAGAACCGCAATGGATAGGAACACCAACTGAGGTTGAAAATAAAGATGGTATAGTAAGAACTAAAAATGTATATGAAGAAAATGATAAGAAAGAGTTTATGGAACTTGTGTTTGGTCAGTGGAATTACTTTGCAGATACTAAATCACTCACCAAGGCAACGTTCTCGATGGACATTCCAACCAAAGCGATTAAAATACTATCCTACAAGAACGATATAGTTATGGACCCATTCGCTGGTAGTGGTACTAGTTTAGTGGCCGCACAAATACTTGACCGAAGGTGGTTGGGAATAGAACTAAGTGAAAATTATACAAATATCGCAAGAACAAGAGTTGAATACTTCAAAACATTAGAAACTCTACAAGAAACCCCACCATTATAGTGGGGATTTTTGTTTTATAGTATATTTATTGTTATGAATACAATCCTCAACGAACAAATTTTAAGAATTAAACAAGTCATGGGAATTTGTGAAACTAAAGAAGAGGATAAAAAAATTATAGATAATTGGTTTGAATATGTTAAAAATACATCACATGAGGATGCTGTAAATCAAATGAATAATGGGGGAAAATATTTAGAACTAAGACAAGAATCTATTGATGCTGGGGAAAGAATTTTTGTTTATGAAAAAATAGAAGAAGCCAAGTCCATTGATGAATTAATAAATTTATTTAGAAGAGACTTCAAGTTTATAGATTATGTACGTAAACATTTTTGGGGAACTGGAAATCAACGGTACTTGGAAATGAAACAAGCGTTATGTCTTCTTAATGGGGGGTCTGAAAATCAATGTTATGATTTAGATTTGCGTTCTGATATACTACTCTATGATAAACCCATAAATTGGGACAAAGTAAATAAAATTGTTGACGAAATACCAGGACTAAAAGAAAGGGTTTATAGATTAAAAAGAATAGCTAGTGCGAATAAAATAACCTCAAATTTTGAAACTAATCAACCAAACATCAAAAAAAACAAACCAACGAGCGGTCCTGACCAATACATATCAAAATTAAACTACAGTGATGTTGGATTTAATACTGCAGAACCCAGTGAAAGTATGAAAAAATACGCCGAAGCATTATCAAAAGAAAACCCAAATGAAATTGAATCGTTGGTAAATAATTTAGTTGACAGGTTCAAAAATTTGATGACAACCAAAGTAAATAAAGAAATAAGCGCTGCGGGTATGAGTAAAAGTTGGGCATATTGGGATATTGGTAAACAACTTTATTTTTATAATAATCCTGAAGAAAGTAATTACAGACTTGGAAATCCTCTAACTGACAAATGGATACAACAAAGTATTATTAACAGAATGATTGGTTGGGAAGTTACAAATGGAGGAAAAAAACAAAATGGCGATAAATATTCTTCTGAAGAATTAACAAATATTGGAGAAACTTATTTATGAAAATTATTATAACTGAAAGTCAATTTAGAATGATGATTAAAGAATCAGGTATTAGAGATATTAATGATATTGCAAAAAGATACCCAAAGGCTAAAATTTATTTTCATCAAGATTTAGATGGTGTTACAACGGCAATAGCCATGAAAAACTATTTGGAACAAAACGGTATTGATGTTGTTGATTGTGAAGTAATACAGTACGGGTCAAAAGAATTTGCAATAAAAAAACCTGAAGGTGAAGGGAACATTATGCCGGTCTTAGTTGATTTTGCACACGGTAAACCAATGTTTGTTATTCATACAGACCATCACGATAGTCAATCCGGTGTCGAAGACGATACTGCGACAAGTTTTAAACACGCAAGGTCCAATGTTGAAACAATTTCTCAAACAATTTCACCAAAAGATTTATTTAAAGACGAAGATTTATATCTAATATCGACAGTCGATTCGGCAAACTTTGCTGTAAATCAAATAACTCCAGAAATGGTAATGAATTTTGTTTTTAAGTATGACAAATATGAAAGTGTTAAAAGAAATAAAATGATGATGGGGCTTGTCGTTAATAAACTTCTTTTATCGTATAAAAATGATAAGGTTAATGGTAGAAATTTTCTTGAATATTTAGTAATGAACTGCGAACCATCACTTGAAAATTTATATAATACAATAACAAAAATTGCAAAAGAACAAGGATATGCCACGGTTGAAACTATGACACAAAATCAAGAAAAATTCATAGAAGCAAGAAAGAAAGAAGGGGCAATAGAAAAAACAGGAAATGTTATATCACAATATGGGTTAGGTAGTATGAGAAAAGGTTCTTATGATAGATACGTTCCATTTAGAATACACCCTGACGCAGACTTTCTAGTTACAGGTCTTGGAGGGCAAGTCGGAATGGTTCAAGCATCTTGTAATCCATTTAAAGAAGAAAGAGCACTTAAAGGTATAAACTTAGGTGAAATCAAAGATGAAGTTTTAAATATCTTCAAACCTGAATTAGAAAAAGAAATATTAAGTTTTAGAATTATTAAAAGAATCTCAGAAAGAGAGGCAACTCCCGAGTCAGTTGGATTCACAACAAAAGATATGATGGCATTATATGGTAAAATGCCTTCATTTGATTCTGAAAAACTAACTATTAATGGTTATGACTTTCTGAAAGCAAATTCAGGAGGACATAAATGTATTACCAACATATCAGGAATAAACTTCCTATATAGTGGATATGATAAACCATACACTAAAGATTTACCTGAAGAAACATTACCGATTGCAAATTACGAAGGAGATAATAATTTTGTTAAAGACATTAAACAAAAACTTTTAAGATTTAGAAAGTTGTCAGAAAAACAAATTGAAGCGGCTCTTAATCAAATAAGAAGAGAAGGTATAAATTTTGAAGATGAAACAGAAAGTACTCCAAAAAGAACTTATTCGGATTTAGTAAAAGATATGAAAAATACTTTTGTGGATATTTTAAATAAAAAAATTGAAAATAGTTAAAACATTGAGGTTTTAATTTTGTCACCCTCTTTAATGTTTAATTCTTTACAAGTACCACCATTAAGTTCCAAAACAGTATTTCCAAATCCTTCAAACATTTCACAATCTTCCTCATTACCACAAGGAAGACAATTATGATTTATTTTGGTAATCACATTACCGTCAATCATTATTATATCTAAAGGAATAATACAATTGTACATCCAAAAAGTTTGGGTTTTTTTCTCTGGCATCATAAATAACATACCATCAAAATTATTATCAAACTTTTTACCCATCATACCTTTCTGAATTGAATCAGTATTAGCAACGACTTTACAATTAAAAATGTTATCTTTGACTAAAATTTTCACATAATATAAATATTTCAAAAAAAATTTAAAAACAACAAAACTTTTGATAAGCAAAGAT